AATCAATCAGGAGTTGGAGCATCGTGGAGAGACTTGTTTTGTCAGGCTTGAAAACATGGAGCCATCACAAAAACTGATTAAGCATCTGAATTTCATTTCAAAGCACTACAAGAAATTTATTCTTGTACTAATTGTTGTTTTAATTATTATCCAGACGGTTGTTGATACTGCCGTGGACAACCAATGGATCTCAGAAGTAATAAAATGGTTCAAATGAAAAACACCGTATTCTTATTTGACTCCGGACATGGAGGAATGATAGATGGACTCTATCAGACGGATCCCTACATAGGCAAGTACCACCGGTTCTCAAACGGGGAAGTTGCATATGAGGGGGTGATAAACAGGCTCATCAAAAAGAAAGTGATGGACCTACTGACAACGGCCGGGATCCGGTCTATTGATATCTGCCCATCGGAATTGGATCTTCCCCTGAAGCTCCGGGTTCAGTATGCGAATCTTTTGATTCATGAGTACCATGATTGTGTCTTAATCTCCTTGCACTCAAATGCCGGAGGGGGCAAGGGATTCGAAATCTACACCACTCCCGGGAGAACCAAGTCAGATGAATATGCGACTGCGTTTGCCAAGGAGTTTTCCAATGCTTTCCCGGAAATCCCGGTCAGGGCCGATTATGCTGACGGAGACGTTGACAAAGAGAATCAGTTTTACATTCTCAGGCACGTTGCCTGTCCTGCGATCCTGCCGGAATTTTTATTCTATGACAACCTGCAGGATTGGAATTTGTTAAAAAATCCTGACATTCAGAGGCGATATGCCGAAATGATACTTAAATTTGTTCAAGCAGTAACCATTTAAAATTGATGCGTATGAAAAAATTTGTGATTTTTCTTTCAATGTTCGTTGTCCTGATGATGACGACAGTTGCGCTCGTTGCGCAGGACGTTGTCCCTGTGCCTGACGATGTGATGGACATCTTCACACAACTGAATCTGTATTTCGGATCTCTTGCCGGGATTGCAGCCCTCAGTACTTTCCTTGCAGCATTGCTCAATGGTGCGCTCAAAGTGACAAAGAAATTTGTGAGGCAGCTTGTGGCGTGGCTTGTGGCGATCATACTGATTGTCGGGGCAAATCTACTCAATTACGGGTTTGCGGCAGAATTCAGTATTCTTAAATCCATTCTGTATGGACTTGGGGCAGGGCTTGTGGCAAACGGGATCTTCGATATACCGTTTGTGAAAGTTCTACTTGATACCGTTGAAGGATGGTTTAAACCGGCAACTCCCCCCGTAAAATGAGGAGCTTACTCATTTTTCTCGGGCTGGTGGTTCTGTGTGGTTGCACCTGTCAGGTTGCAATCTCACAGATTCCACCCCAATATCTGACCGTTGATAATAATTGTCAGGCCGTGCTGCCGGATTATCGCACAATGGTCAATATTACCGACAACTGCGGAGTGAAGGATACCCTTCAGACCCCTGCACCGGGATACGTTCTCGATGCCGTCAACCAATCGGTTGAGGTTACAATCCGAGCAACGGATCTCTTTGGAAATTTCTCTGAGGTAAAGTTCATGGTGACAGCCAAGGATGCGAAACCTCCGGTAATTACCCCAACGGGAGATCTGCTTGCGGATAATTGGAAGGTTATAGATCTCATGTATGATCAGGCTGAGTTAATGCTTGCGGAGCAGGAGGCCTTCTTTGATGCCAACTTTGATTGGGAGGCGGCCGGGATCCCGGAGGATAAACGACCCACAGGGCAGTATGATACAAAGGTCCTAAGCGTCATGTCTTCTCCCGGTCATGCCAAAACGGGATATGGTGGCCGTACTTATCTATTTAAAAGCAATAATGATGAATTCATCGTAAAATGAAACGATGGCTGATCATATTGTTATTGATTCCTGTCATAACGTCTGCCCAGGATACTTTGATGTATCAGGGGCAGACTTATGTTGATACCCTATGTGATGTTTCGTATGGAGTGACCTTCAACCGGACGGCCCCGGTAAAGTTCATTTTTAAAAATAACTCTGTCACGGGATGCAATACAGGAGGGTATATGCTTGAAGCAGGACAGGAGGCACCAACTCAGTACACCAATAACTTTCGGGGTGCAGAGATCGTCGGCAATAAGATAACCTGGGTAGGAAACCAGGATGCCAACACCATTACTCATGGTGTGTTCACCGGGTATCATACGGACGTTAAGATCATGTATAACTATCTTGATCACGTCCCGATGAGCATCATCCGGAAATCAAATGGATTGACAGACTCAACGGGAGTCGTGGCGTATAACATCATTGTGAGTCCCCCGGCCGTGGGAGTGGTTGTGAAGGGAATGAACGGAGTCCGGATCTATAACAACACATTTTATAGTGAAGACTCTCTATATGTAGGTCCGGGGATAGGAACGTGGCGGGGCTTGATAGATGTGTACGAGAACGATAATCCCATGGGAAGTGCAAAGGGAGTCAAGATCAAAAACAACATCTTCTACACTAAGAGAAAGCTCACAAATATCAACGTCATGAATGAGTCATGTCTTGAAGGATTTGAGAGTGACTATAATGTGTTCTGGTGCGAGGAAGGGGAGCCAATGTTCATGATAGCAGGAACCAGGTTGACTCTGACGCAATGGAGAGCGAGAGGTTATGACCTGCACTCGTCAGTTCTCAATCCATACTTTAAGGATCTGATCAACTTTGTCCCAACCTTCAGGATTCAATGGGGTACTCCCACGGAGTTTGATATGGGGATTGCCGCAAGCGACTATTGGGCCACAGGATACGATATGGTCCTGACTAAACAGAACGGTCCGTATTGGCAACAGGGAGCTAAGATCTACGAAGGGGATCTTGTGATATTCTACCGAAGTGGTCAGTTGATCCAAGGTGACTCTATCAATATGCCGTTAGAGACGGGCAAGGTTGTGATCAATCAGGGAACAATAAAAATTGAGCAATGAAAATTCAAAAGGACAAGTTGTGGCACTACATCATAATCTCTCTGATTTGCCTTGTAGTGTTGATTACCTCTCATCTGTGGTATCCGATGCACTACAACTATGACTTAGGCCTGGCTGCAGCAGTTGGTATTTTTGCGGCCGCTTTTAAGGAATACGTCATGGACAAACTTCTTGGGTGGGGTACTCCGGAGTTGATGGACTTCTTTTGGGGCTTTGTAGCTGCAGTCGTGACCCCGGGTCTATGGCTTGTAGTGGAAACGATATTAGGGACGGCTGAACCCCTACCAAACTTCTTGCGATGAATCTTACAGAGGAAATACGCAAAATTTTGCAAAACATTAAGGCAAATCTGACATTACTCAGGGCAAGTGGCATCATACTACTCCTGGGTATCTTTGTTGGCTCAATTTGGCTAAATGGTTGTCAAAAGAAAGAGATTCTGGATCTGTCCAATAAGATATCTGCCCTCAACACGAGGAATGATCTCTTGTTTGAGGACATCCGGATCCGGGACAGCGTGATTCTGATCAAGGAGGAGAAGATGAGTGAGATCCGGGATAGCCTGATCATAGCGGAGAGGTCCGGAAGGATAATGAAGGGCAAGTATGAAGCTCTGAGACGAAAGTATGAGGCCTTGGCTGCCAGCCTACTTAATGTGACAGCCGACAGCAGTTATAGCTTCCTGATCCGTGAGGCGTATCCTTATACGGGTCCAATGAAGTATCCATTCAATGAACCCCAGGTCCGGGGAATACACATGACGTTTTTACAGAAGTCGCAGCTTGAAGGCATGAACATGAACCTTACGGGGCAGATAGCCCTATATGAGCGACAGTTGGCATTGAAGGATACTCTGTGTAATGAAACAAGCGAAGTGCTTGCTATGGTCAAGCAAACCAATCAGGATCTCAAATCTGTAATAGGGAATAAGGATCTTGTCATTGGGGAGCAGGAGAAACAGATTAAGCGTGAACATCGCAGACGTATATTTTGGCAGATAACATCCGGAATTGCGTCAGCGTTGGCCATTGGCTTTGCGTTATAGTGATATCGTTTAGACGGTGTATAGGGGGATCTCGGCAGGTCCCCCTTCTTTGTTGAAAAAAAATATTTCCAAAAACATTTGTTTGAACAAATATTATCAAATATATTTGATGAAAATAATTTTACAAGCTATGGAGGAAAAGATTATAGGACTTCTCGAAACGACAGTTAATCTTGTCAAGAGGGATCCGGAGATGGAGGCCAAGCTGATGCAGAAGCATTCTATTCCGGAAGATAAGGCCGATAAAGTACGGTCTATGTTAAGGTACAACCATTGGACTGTACAGCAGTTCAGCGATATTTCAGGACTGGCACTAAGCACCATTGCGAACCTTACCAGGCCAAGTTACAAGGACGGGAAGCTGACCACTTCCCTTGACTATGCGTATCCGTTTGCGGATCTTGAAGGCGATGGTCCTAAGTTTATAGTCAGGAACGAAAAGAGCGAAAAATATCTGCCTGATGGTGACATTTGAGGACAAGGGGATCAAGACGAAGCCCGGCAAGGTAAGGTACGCCACAATTTGTCCTGAATGTGACTCTAAAAGGACAAGACATAAGGGTGCGTTGTGCTTGACGGTAAATGACGAGCCTGGGAATAGGTGGTATCGTTGCAATCATTGTGGTTGGAGTGGGAATCTTGACGTTCAAGATCATTATGATCGTGTGCATAAGGAGAGCCGGATGCCATCAAAGGAGAGGCAGTTGACCATGAAGGTCCGGGCATATTTAGAGGGGAGAGGATTCAGTCTTGCAACAATTAAAAAGTGTCGGGTTTATGAGATGACAAGCAACGGAAATGCCTATGTCTGTTTTCCGTACTTCATGAACCTCACTCTCGTAAACGTCAAATTCAAGAACATTGATTGGACTCCGGGAAGTAAGACTCCAAAAGTATTTCAGTTACCTCAGTCACTTGGCACCAGGATTATTCCATGGAATTTACAGAATCTCAACTTTGATGATCCGGAGAATAAGAAGGAGCCAAGAATTGTAATCATTACCGAGGGTGAGCCGGATACAATGACATGGGTTGAGTGTGGCTACGATAATACTATCAGCGTACCGCAGGGTGCGCCATCAGTCACCGCCAAAGTATTCACGAAAGAGTTTGCCTGGCTTGAAGATAAGTTTGTCAAGAGCGTTTTTGCAGATGTAGATCTGTTCTACCTGAGTATAGATGAAGATGAGGCCGGCCGATTACTCCGGAAACATTTGGCTATGCTACTTGGAAAGGACCGGTGCAGGATCATTCGTTATCCTCCCGGGTACAAGGACATCAACGAAGTCTTGGCCGGCAATAGGAATAAAAATCTGCCACCCCTGGGCAAGCAAGGGGTGATTGATTGCTACAACAACATAAGCAGCGTACCGGTGGCCGGAGTACTACGGTTGCATATGATACTTGATGACCTTGATAAGATCCGGAACAATGGATTCATTCCGGGATTAGGGTGTGGGGTGCCGGAGGTGGACCGGTTGTTTACGGTTAAACCAAAGCTCATCACGTTTGTCACAGGGGTTCCGGGTGCCGGCAAGTCGGTGTGGATCCGTTGGTGGCTGACTGAGATGATCAAACACAATGAGAAGGAGGATCTGCGGTGGGCTATGTTTACTCCCGAGAACCGGCCGGTGGCGAGGGAATATGCCAAGATCATAGAGGCTGCAACAGGGATGAATATTCGTAAAGGTCTTGGGGAAAACTCTCTGTCAGACGAGGCTTTCCGTACAACAAAAAGATGGGTTGAAAAGCACTTCTTTGTGATCTCTCCGGACAGGAAGAATTTCGAGCGTTGGGATGGAGACAAGAGCCGGGCAGACAAGGTGAATACCCTTGACAACATCCTGAAGTACTTGGAGTACCTAAAGAAGACTGAGAATATTTTTGGCTATGTGATTGATGCCTGGAATAAGATCGAGCATGAGCAACCTAAGTGGCAACAGGAAACCACCTTCATAAGTGAGCAGCTTGACCGGTTGATTGCTTTCAACGACTATTGGGATCTCCACGGGATTATCATAGTACACCCACGTAAGATCGAGCAGGTAGGAGAAAACTACAAAATGCCGTCTCTATATGACATCAAGGGATCCTCTGCATGGAAAGAGAAGGCAGATATCGGGATCCTGATACACCGGTACAAACTGAAGAAGATATCCTCTGAGGCAGCGAGACGACAGGGATTGGCCCTGGCTGACATGGATGAAGACGAGAAGTGGTATGTGGTTCCCAATGCACCGACCATTATCAGAACTGAGAAGATCCGGTTTGAGGAGATTGGCGTTGAGGACCGTGTCCGGATGATCATGAAGACCGGTGGCCGGTTTGTCCTTGATGCTTCAAAGAAGTTATTTGATCCCCGGAAGGATGAGGAATTCAAGGAGGAGAATGAGAGACAGAAAAGCGTCCCGTCTCCCGGGCCTACATTTACTTTCTATGAAAAAGAAGACGATGATACACTACCATTTTAAACTATACAACCATGGACCAAGAAGCAGTAAACGCAGCAGATTTTGATTTGAAGATACCCAAGGAGGTACTTGAATTTCTTTATTCAATGGCCATGAGGCTTGAAATTGCCGAAGGAGGGACCTACCTCCATATGCCGTATTGGATAGAGATCCGCAACAGGGAGGAAGCCCAGGTCAGGTTCCATAACCTTGACAACCTTCCGAAGGAGCTTTATGATGCACTAAGCGAATTGAGGGGAGGCCCGGAGAAGGGAGAGGACAATAACCTTCCGGTATTTGAAGATGAAATCACAGATGTAATATTTGAGGATGATGAGACTACAAGGGAAAGCAGTACTGATACTTCCGGAGAACCTTCCGGAGAAAAGTGAGGGAGGGATCCATATCCCGGAGACTGTAAAAGAGCAGCCGATCATAGGTAACGTTGTTGCCTGTGGTCCCGGTTGTGAAGACGTATCCCAGGGGAACCGGGTGCAGTATAAGCGAAAAGGAGCAAGCGTTATGATTATGGACGATGTAGAGTACCATTTCATTACTGAAGATCAAATTGTTTACATATACTAAAAGTCATGGCAGACGAAAAATCAATAACAAATAATTGGGAGTGCGCCAAGGAGCTTGACCGGTGGAAAGAGCTTCATTGGGATACCTTGGACAAAGAGGTTAAACGGGCAATGGAGATCCTTCAGGATCCAAACCAAAAATGGATTGACAAGGAACAGAAGGCCCGGGCAGAAGGCAAGTATAAGATCCTGGATAGCCGAAATATTGACTATGCCAAGCTGTATAATGCCGTCAAGAAAATGATCAGTCAGCACGAGGCCTTGGTGGATCTCATGGCTCACCTGTATGCTTCATGGTACAATAATGTATCCTACGAGGGGAGGCAGCAGAGAGAGATGATGCAGGGTCATGCTTACATCCTACAGGAGATCTTCACCAGGATCTTCAAG